TTGTCGTTGCATCTGGTAAATCGTGTGAAATTGTAAGAGAACATGAAGTTGTATGTCCTATTGTGTCCCCTTCTACTTTCAAAAGTAAGTTGGTTCCATTAAATACTCCGGTAGTAGCCATATTTTTAATTTAAAGATTTATTTTTTGTAAAGATAATATATTTTTTTCTTATTAATTAAAGCCTAGTGTTATAACATTTATAAAAGCGATTTTAAGGTCTGTTGTAGTCATATTTTTTATAGTATATCAAAAATTCTAAACTTCCCTATATTATAGTCTCCCCAAGCTAGTTGAGTGTTATTGTTTACAATAGTAGGGGCTCCCGGCAGTCCGTTTGCAGACTTACATACATACGTCTTGGTAGATGTTAAATCAAAAGGACTTGAAAAATTTATTAGTAAAACATTATTTGTATTTGCAACTGTCTGTTGAGTAAGAATACATTGAGTGCCATCATTTTGAAAAATGATTCCCCTACCTCTTGCATCAGACAAACCAGTTACCGCTGTTGTTAAATTAACATTTGAAACCAAAGTAAAAGTACTTGTAATGTCATAAGCAATAGATAAACTATACATATAAATCTGTAAATTAGTGGAGTTTGTAAAATCCGTAATAACAAACTTATTTCCGTCGTCTAAAAAAGAAACTCCCATAGGTCTTTGGGGCGGTGTCACTTTAGTTCTAAGATTTGATGCACTTGTTATATCATAAGGGCTTGATAAATCGTATGTTAATATATTTTCACTTGAATAAGTTGATATTAACATCTTGTTTCCGTTATCATAAAACTTAAAATCTCTACCTCCAGAATTTGCTGGGTCAAAATTAGCTGTACTATTTAGATTCATCGTAGACAAATCAAACGCAGTTGATAATGTATACTTATATATTTGATTGTTTGGATCTTCATTTTGAGAATAACAACTCAAACCATCTTGTGAAAATTGGAATCCAGTATTTATAAAACTTCCTTGTGAATTAGGGTCTGCATCTGAATTTAAAGCAAGCCCACCGTCTATATTCCATTGACTAGACGAAACAGAACCAGTATTTATTAATCTTCTTCCAAACATTTATTGTAAATTAAAGGTTGGTAAATCATAAGTTAAAACCGCTTTCTTTGTAGTTAAAGCCTTAATTTCTGTACCTATTGTATTGCTTTGTGTTCTTAATTCTGCTCTGCTATTTATTACTTCTTGTGGTGCAACTTCTCCGCTATCCATTTGCCTAATCACAAACCAATCTGTTTTGTTTAATTGGCTGCCTATAATAGATTTTAAATTGCTTATTTTTTGTGTTTTTAACTCTGCTAAAGTTTGTGCAATAACCCTATCAATAACATCATAAGTATAAACATCGCCATCTAATTTAATAGCAGATAATTCTTCTACTCTTGAATCATAAGTAGGCGTTACAACATCTTTAAAGCCAAAGCCTTCTTTAATGTTAAAATGCGTACCGTTTTCATCAGTCCAAACGCTAGGTATCTTACCAAATGTTTTTATTTCTCCGTTTAAGTTTATTGCTACCATATTATATAGATTTTGATATTGAGTACCAGTATTCTGCTGCACCAGTTACTACTATTTGAATTAAATTAGATACAGTACCGTCGTAAACACCAGCAACCGTTGTACCAGAGGGAAGTGTTAAAGCAAAATCTCCACTTATCACTAAATCTTTAACCATACCTATTGATGCATTTGAAAAGGTTAGCGTAGTGTCAGCCGTTAAAGTCTTAGTAAACACCTGAGCAGTTGCAAAATCTACATCTAAAGCAGCTATTACGGCGCTTGTTTTAAATTCGGCTCCTATTTTAGCGTATGTTACCGAATCGTCGGCAACCGCCACATCAATCCACTCGGTTAAAGTTCCGTCTGAAGCTAAGACCTGCCCATCGGTTCCTAAGTTTCCTGCACTATCTTTAATGCCGCCTAATGCTTTAAAATCACCTTCTATTGTTATGTTTCCGTTCGTGTCAAAAGCAACCCCCGAAGAATTACCTAAACCGTCGGTTAATAATTTTGGCGTTGATGTTAAAGCGCTATCGTCTGTGGTTTTAAGTAAGCCGTCGTATGTGCTTGAAATTGTTTTGCCCGTTAATGAAGCCATATTTTTATTTTTATGTTACAAAGATAATAAACTAAAGACTATTTTTTTATCAAAACAAAATTAAGCAAAACAGAAAATGCCGCCGCAACAATTAACCAAAGAGGCGTTTTATATCTTACAATCTCAATAGCTTGTTTTTCGGTGCTTTTTACTATTGTGCTTTTATATTTCTTTTCAATACTTTGCACTATACTATCTAAGTTAATTTTAGCCGTTATAGTGTTGTTTTTGCCCTCTATCGTTATGTTTCCTTGTGCGGTCACTAATCGCTGCTTAAAAGGCTTTAAAATGCCTAATGTATCGCATGGGCTTTCTATTAAAAAACTATCTTTTACCGCTTTAAAAATATAGCGGTCTTTTGTTATAATAATTGTATCGTTTTTTACAATTTCTTTTGTTTGTTTTGTGGTTTTTTTTGCCGCACAACTTAGAAATAAAAGTAAAAATATTAAACTAAAGTATTTCATTTTTTTTAGGTTTGCTTTTTATCTCTAAATTAAAGCCTTTAGGGGCCAATTTAAGCAACTTTTTAATGGTTTTAACGCTATTAGTTACGTCTTTGTAGCTATCGCCATTAATATCAGTTAATTTTTCGCCTAATAATATACACCCCTTTATCTCAAAATTATAATTTCCGGGGTGAATCAATATAAAAGTTCTATTTTCCACGTCTAAAACATGGTAATGGTTTCCGTATTGGGCGCTCTGCCTATTAACAACCTTATATTCTCCTTCTGGAATACAACTTTTTTGACTTTTATTATCTAGCCAAGGCAACTCTAAATTCTTACAACTAAAAACTTTTTTATCGTTATTATCAAACAATTCAAACGATCCGGTAACTTGCAAATCTTGGAAATTTTCTCTAATAAGTATTGCTTTCATCTTCTAAAATTTTTTGTCTTTATTGTTTTTTAAATTAATTTATATGCTTTTATTTCTTATATATACATAATTGTACTAAATAAGCTAAAATTTTTTGTCTTTATTGTTTTTTATTAATGACCTTAAACCGTCAATTATAGTGTCTGGAGCAAATAAAAAACCAATTCCTACGATTAATAGTATTGCAAATTGAAACACCTTACTATCTTGTACGATAAAAATATAAGTAATTCCGGCCCCTATAATTAAGAGGCCCAATATCGTGGTTTTCCAACTTGCAACTAAGTTTTTCATTTCTTATTTTTATACATTAAATACCATTTATGGGTTGTGTAGCCAATAGCAACCGCCGTTAGTACTATTTTTAGCAATATGTCTATCTGCATGAAATTAAATCCCAATGTTATCACATTAATAAAAGCAATTTTTAAGTCAGTTGTAGTCATTTTTATAAAATTAAATTGGCTGAACCTTGTTTGAAAGTTCTAATATTGCCCTATAATATGTATGGTCTTTTAAATCTTCTTCTAAATAAGTAATTCCTTCATTTTCGCTAGTGTACACTTTAAAACCGTCGGCAGTTAAATCAAAATAATTTGCGGATCGTGTTCTAACTAAAGCTAAAATAGCGCTCATGGCTAAATTACAGTCTAATTCTCCGCCATTGCTTCCTACAAACTTAGTAACCACTTCTATTCGCGTTAAAACTTGCATCGTTAAGCTAGTTTGGTTTTGGTCTGTTTCGTTGTTAGAAACGCTGTAAACTATTATGTAAGGCGTAACCGCATTACTTGGAACCCTATTGTAAATTTGTAAAGAAGAACCATTCAAAACAATCTGCCCGGTTAATTTTGCGATAATCGCCTTTCTAACAAAATGAATACACTCCAACATTACCTTAAAAGTTTTTTAATTTTGTTTTCTATTTTTTTTAACCCAATATTTAATTCAATTCTTACGCTACTAAAAAAAAATGGCCTTGCTGGTAAATTCACTTCCTTTATTCCCTTTCCTTTAAATTGGTACGCATAGCTGCGTGGTATTCCTAACTCTAACATATCGTCTAGGCTTACCATTCTGCCCGTTCCAAATTCAACATAAGGCGAATAAGGAGCCTTTGCAACAACCGCCAATGTTTTGCCAAATCCTTGAACGTAAATTGTATTTTTTAAGTTTCCTCTATCTCTTTTTACTAATGGTGTGACTGCAATTTTAGCTCTTTTAGCCGTTTGAAAAGCAATAGAAGCCACTTCTTTAGACAATTCCTTTTCGCTAAGTATTTTTAACTTAGTAATCTTAGAATTTAATCGTGCTAAATCTGCGCTAACTATCTTGGCCCCTATCATTAATCTATTTTTGTAGCTATTAATTTAGTATA